AAGGCTGCCGCATCGGCCACGACCGGAACTGCTGGCGGCAACTCTACGGCAGGAACAGCGGCTACCCGGGCCGAAACTGCGGCACATCATGACCTGCTTAGTGAGCTAAAAGCCGCTAACGACGAAAAAACAAAAGCAATGGCCCAAATTAGGCTATATTCGAATGAGATCGCACGATTAAAAGCGGATGTCGCCGCGCTCAATAAGGAAGAGCAGCAGAACGGGCAATTGTCTGCAAAGAAAAGGGCGCAAGTATTGGACGCTGCCGTATCTATCGAGGAATACAAGCAGGAAATATCCCAATTGAAGCGGGAGCTCGCCAACCAAATCAAATTGGAGAAGGCCGCCGTCGGCTCGATCAACGAAATGTCCCAGGCGCTTACCCGTATGCGTGCGGTGTATAAAAATATGAGCGACGCGGAACGTGAGGGGGCGCAAGGGCAAACGATGCTTAAAAACATCGAATCGCTCGACACGAAGATCAAAGAACTGGATGCGTCGATGGGCGTCCATACTCGCAATGTCGGCAATTATGCCTCGGGATTCAATATGCTGGGATTCCAAATTCAGCAAGTTGCCCGCGAGTTGCCGTCGCTGGCATATGGCCCGCAAATATTCTTTTCCGCCATATCCAACAACCTGCCGATGCTGGCCGATGAAATAGCACGGGCGAAGAAATCGGTTGATGAATTGAAGAAAGCCGGGCAAACCTTCACGCCCGTATGGAAACAGATTGCATCGTCGATCTTCTCCTGGCAAACCCTGCTTGTGGCCGGCGTAACCGTGCTTACCCTTTACGGCAAGGAGATAACCAACTGGGTAGCGTCGCTGTTCAAAGGTAAAACGACGATAGACGCCTCTGCCGCTGCACTCGAACGCTTTAATTCCGCTATGGCTCAAGGTTCGGTGTCGGCTCAATCCGAATTAACCAAATTGAACCTGCTGTATAGGGCTGCGACAGACCTTTCCAAGCCCTATGAAGAAAGAGCCGAAGCGGTCAAAAAACTGCAAGACATATACCCCGCTTACTTCGGCAATATGGCTGCGGAACAGGTTATGGTCGGGAATGCTGTCGGTGCTTATGAAAACCTGCGCGACGCAATTATCGAGGTCGCAGAGGCGAAAGCCGCCCAAGAACTTATTACAGAGGACGCAAAGAGTTTAAAACTTATTGAAAAAACAGGGGATGCCTATACCAACTATTCTCTTGCTTTAAAAGAATACAGAGTAGCATATGCTGCAGCACAAGAAGCCAGCAAAGGGAAGGGCCCAATAACATTTTCTCTCACCTCTGAATCTGCAAGTTTTGAAAGGGCGAAAGCAAATTTAAGGAGGTTTAGGGATGATTTTATTAACGAATTATCAAATCTCAGTAAAGATGGTGATGACCTTTGGAAGCGTATAAACGAAGGCTATGAAGGTGATGTCGATGCATTTATTGCAGCGATAAATGCCGGCATCGAAAAATTGACCCCCGCAGCAGAAAAGCTGTACACCGCCTTAACGCCGGATGAACTTAATGCAAAGGCGGAAAAAGCCCGCCAAGAGGCCGAAAACGCAGCAAAAAAAGCCGCATCCGATCAAGAGCGCAATCTAAAGGAGCTCACCAAGCAATTGCAAAAGCTCCGGGATGATGCATTGCAGGCCGAAGTAGATTCTATGAAGGAGGGCACGGCCAAGAAACTCGCGCAAATAGACCTTGACTACCAGAAACGCGCCCGTGCCATACAGGAGGCAGAGGAGCGCATCAGGGAGTTGCAAGGTGGGGAATTGACCAAGGGGCAGCAAGCCCAAATAAAAGCCTTGAACGATGCCAATAATGCCCAGCGTACTGAAGAACGGGCAAGCGTTTCTTCTATTTCGATAAGCCCCGAAGGGTTGGCATCTACAATCAATAAGAATATACAATCTTGGGACGAGTATTTGAAAGCGTATGGAACCTTCCGGGAAAAACTACAAGCTACAAAAGACATTTACGACCGTAAGATCGAAAATGCTGGCAGCATTGGAGAGCGGAAGGCACTTGAAGCCGAGCGAGATGCAGCAGTAGCAGAAATTGAAGTACAAGCCGGGCAATGGGTGCGAGAATTGACAGGCAAGACCATGGATGAATTATCCGCCCTGAAAGCAGAGCTGGAGGCATCGCTACAAGCACTGGAATCCGAATATAATGCCCTCGATTCATCAGATAGTGCCCAAGGACAGAAATTGCGCGGTGAGATCAATCAGACGCAAGCAAAAATTAATGCAGTAGATAAAGCTGCTTCGAGTACAAAATTAGCCCCCAAAGATAATGCGATCAAGAAATGGCAGCGATTAGAGAGGACACTCGGTGATATTGCAGATGGATTCGAGGGTATTGGTGATGCCGTTGGGGGCACTACTGGCGAAGTCATTAGTGCGGCGGGCGAAATTGCAACTAATGCAGCCAGTATGATTAGCAGCATTGTCACTCTTACTGAATCGTCGGCGGCAGCTATTACAACGACATCAACAACCGCCGCCAGTGCGATCAAAGCTGTTGAGCGAGCATCCGTTATTCTTGCTATTATTCAAGCGGTATTGACAATAGCAACTAAAATAGCCAGCCTATTTAATAATGATGATGAAAAACAAGCGGAAATAGACCGACTGCAAGGTAGAATTGAGCAACTGCAATGGGAATTGGATAATGCCAATGCAATTCGGCTCCAAGAAAATTCTTTTAATGCTATTCAGAAGGTAAAAGACGCTTATAATGATGCGACGAAAGCGATATTGAGCGCATACGGAAAACTAAGCCCCTTCGGGGAAGCCATCGTTAAGCGAATCAACGCGGCTAAAATAGAAGAAAAGGCAATCAAAAGTATAGCAGATGCCTATTCAAACCTTAAATATACAGACAGCAATCTTCTGGGGGAAAATAAGTTTAGTAATACCCGAGATAAACTTAACAATCTTGCAGAACAGCAGTTGTTGCTTCAAAAGCAGATTAATGCAGAGAAAGGCAAGAAAAAAACGGACAAATCAAAGATAAAAGAATGGGAACGTCAAATTCAAGAACTTGGAGAAGAAGCTGCTGAAGTAATAAATGAGGTTGTAGAAACTATTATCGGCGGCACGGCAGAAGATATTGCAAAAGAACTTGGCGATGCCTTCATAGAAGCGTTTTTAGAAGGTGAGGACGCCGCTAAGGCCTGGGGTGAAAAGGTAGACGAAATTGTTGCTGACATCATGAAACAAATGTTAGTCAGCAAATTTGTTGAAGAACGTATCGGAGATATTTTTGACCAGTATAAATCCAAATGGTTCAAGGATGGAGTTTTTGTCGGGATTGACGGTGTGATTGATTCCATGGGAAACTTTGCTGACGATCTCAACAAAGTTGGTGAGGAATTTCAAGCTATTTGGGACAGCCTTCCCGCTGAAACAAAGGAATTACTTGGGAATGCTGGCGCAGCTCGTCAGGAAGCCACGGAAAGAGGCTTTCAAACAATGTCGCAAGATACGGGCGATGAGTTAAACGGCCGATTCACGGACATTCAAGGCAAGGTTACCGACATCCGCGGCTATGTAATGGCGCAGACGCAATCAATAATCGGTCTTTTAACATCTATGGCCAATATTGAAACAGCCATGTACGCAAGCGTACAGGTAAATAATGAACTGCTCCGATATGCTGTGATGACCTACATGGAAATTGTGGAAATAAACGGCAATACAGCAGCCATGAGAGTTGCATTACAAGGTATTCAAGAGGATATTGCCGCAATCAAGCGCAACACCAGTGAACTATAACATGAAAATTGGTAAAGACATAGCAGACCTTGACAAGTTCATCAACGGCATTGAGGATGAAGTTGTAGATTTCATGGATGAGAAAGCACGGGAGGCATTAATAAGACAGAAAGAAGCTCGGCTACTATCTGGCAAACGCGACTACCTAAACCACACATGGAACTTACGCAGCGCCCTTGGTTACGTAGTTACTTATGAAGGCAAAGAAAAACGGCGATTTATTGGCGACCAAAATCATCCAGATCCGACGGCGGCCATTGAAACCAATAAAGTACTCAACGAAGAAAATAAAGCCGGAACAAGCATTATTTTCGCAGATGGCATGTATTACGCCGGCTTTGTCAGCTCTAAAGGTTATGATGTGATAGATACAGCCGAATTATTTTTAGATAAAGCATTAAACGAAAGAAAATGAAAAGGGATTTACTCATAAACGGCTACGATGCCTATGCAATGGGTATCACAATGGGATCGGGTTTCATTGCAAGTCTGAGAGCACCGGCAAGCCTCAAAGATTTTGTAGAGAATGACGACCCCAAAAAGGACGGCAAGCAGGTAATTTACCCCGAAAAACCGAAAGTTGCCGCCCGCGATCTGACGCTTACATTCGTGATCTTCGGCGACACGCTTGCAGAGCATACGGCGAATTACAACAGTTTTATAGAACTACTAAAAAGAGGCAAAATAGACATTAGCGTACCTTTAATATCTGCGGATATTTACCATTTGACCTACATGGGCAATTCAGGCAGCTACATGATGTCCGCAGACCTTACCACCTCACAACTGACAGTAAAATTCAATGAACCCAACCCAGCAAACAGGGTCGCAGAAACAGAAAATATATGACAACCCAACACAATAAGAGTGTAGATGCCATACGGGCGATGGCACTACAAACGGGCGCTTGTAAAAAGATAAACCGCGTCCAAGACTTCCCCGAGCTAATCAAACTGATGTTTACCCCACAAGGGATCGAGTTCTGCCAAGACCACAACTTCCCCTCGGTCGAAGTGTTCAGAAAGAACCGAGACAGTTTAGAAAGGCTGGGAGTATATGTAGATGCGGGAAATATCGCGCTCAAAGGTAAAGAGTACGTATGTATCGTCGGAGATACAGATGCTACTATAGAAGCGGCAGGGACTAAATTCATCCATACGATAATCCTGATGCACGGCGCACGGGCCAAGATCACCGCCAAAGACTACGCCGTGCTCAATATCGTAAGAATCGGCGGCGAGTATTCAATAAAGAAAGACGGAACTGTGATTGTACTGTAAAACAAAGCCGGGAATAATCCCGGCTTATTCTAATTAGAGCGAATTCAGATGTATTCATTTCTTATAAAAAGTCTTATCGTTATTTTCAGCCAGCCCATATTTTCTCATTTTAAATGAATTATCTGATTCTATGGATATTATACGTTTATCTTCTCTCCCATTAATCTCACCACTTTCTGAATAGGAGTAAAACGAAATAATAGCGCCATCATAATCCACATTAACAGAATAATAGCAATTTTCTGCTATTTCTAATAAGTGGTCATTGAAATATGTAACAAGATAAGCCGTCCCATAAACAACAACTCGACCGTCAATTACAGAAACTTTTTCTTGGGCTGATGAGTAGGGGGTAAATGTTATTTCCTCCGTTTCGGTAGTATTAGTCGTAAAACTATACAGAGACCCAATAAATTTACCATTGAGAACCTGTAATATTTCTTTTTCTGCTGGTGATGGTGAATCACCATTTTCTTTATCGTCAGAACAACTGGTAAAGACAAATGGAATTATTAAAATAATTGAAATTAAAAATTTTCTCATAGCTTATTTCAGTTTTACTGCAAATCCAGAAGCAATATACCCATCTACTACTTCACCATATTTGGTTCCTCTAATAATAGGCGTTATATTGAAATTTAGAAGAGCATTTGCACCAAGAGATTTTGCCTCTTTAACTATTTCAGCCACCATATAATCATAGCTCGGTTTAAATACATTTTCTTCTTTCCATTTAGCCTCCTTATTAATATATCCATCTTTTACGCCTATTGTAAATTTAATACTAAGATCACCAACGGATTCATAAGTAAACCCAGAAGAACTTGGGGTGATAGTAAATCCATCAGCAGTATACTCTCTATAATCAGCCAAATAGGTTTTTTGCGAATACTTTTGGATGGCGCAACTGCTCAATACTACACATGCAGATAATAAAAGTAAAATTTTCTTCATATTAATAAAATTTAGTGAGTTAGTAAATCAAATTTACAATTTCAAATTGGAATATCCAAGAAAAAAGGCGAGGAATGGTAAAAACCACTCGTCGCCTTTGTGTTTATAGGCTTGTAGTACCTTTATTCTCCCTCTTTTATACATTCGACGGCTACCCCAATTTGTCGCATACTATTAGCGCATTTATTCGCGGTATCCGTAAATTCTTTTAATGCCTTTATTGTATTAAATACATATATCTGGCCTTTATCGCGAACGAAGGCAACAAAGTCTTCTTTCTCCGCAAATAGTTCAACAACATCTACCCCGAGAGCGTCGGCAACTTTTTCAAGCGTACCGATTGTCGTATTTCCTGCAATAGCCTTTGCAAGCCCAACGGCCGTTATTCCAATTTTTTCTGCTAATTCTTTTTGAGTTATGCCTTTATCTCGGCAAATCTCTTTGATCCTAAATTTTGCCATAAACAATAAGTTTAATTTCCACACCAGTTGCAAAGATAGAATAATTTGCCATAAAATTATATAAACCAGATAAAAAATAATAATAAGTGTAATTTTCATACTTAAACATTTGGCAAATATTATAATTATTGTTATGTTTGCATTGAGAATAAAAAACAATAACTATAATAAATCATGAAAGCAACCTACAACAAAACGAAGATCATGCGCAATGCTTGGTATCTGAAAAAGGTGCAGCCGTCTATGTCGTTCTCAGCCAGCCTCAAGAAGGCTTGGCGCAACGAGAAGTTGGCGATGATGACAAGGCGTGTCGAGAACCGACCGATGGAGCAGCCGAAGGCCGCCGAATACCGCCCGCAGCTACTGGCAGTTCCTGCGGACTACTACGGAAACAGCAGAACGTACTACGGCGACTAACTCAAATAAAATACGACCATGAACGACATAATTGAATCAGCGGATCGTCTTGCAACCTTACTCGCAGAGCAAAACGCTTGTATAGAACGCATATTGGCAATACTGGACAAATAATCACAATTTAAATATCAATGCCTATGAAAACACCATCACTTCCGGGGACACCCGACTATCAACAACTCTACAACGAGGCCATGCAGTACAAGAAGGCTTATTTTGACCTTCTCGACCGTTACTGCGATATGGTTGACAAACACATCGCGGAAACTGACCGTGAGATCGCAGCATTTACTTCCACCTCACTCAAACGCCCTGTCGACCCCTTCATCCTTATGAAAATGGGCGGCAACTCTGATGTCGCACAATGTAAATAGCCGAGCCATGAAGAAAAAGAATTCAGAACCCGACTACAAAGCATTGTATGCACATGCTATGTTGCGGCTTAACGATTCCATGCGTGAAACGCTCCAACTGCGAAAGTACATCCACGCTCTTGAAACGGATGCGCTGAATGCTTATTTAAACAAGTCCAAGTATTTCCAATCGGCAACAACCAAATACTGTTAGTCATGAACAATCTGCAAATATTCAATAACGAGAGGTTCGGGCGCGTACGTATTATTATGTCCGACGAAAATAAGCCTATGTTTCTTGCGAATGATGTAGCGAGATCATTAGGATATATAGAATATCAAAAGGCAATACGCACCCATTGCAAAGGGGTGTCCGAAATGGACACCCCTACCGATGGCGGCATTCAAAGGGTGAAATACATCCCCGAATCCGACGTTTACCGTCTTGTCATGCGGTCGAAGCTCCCGCAGGCCGAACAGTTCCAGGACTGGGTATGCGATGAAGTTCTCCCCGCGATCCGCAAGACTGGCGGATATATGTCAGCCAAAGAGACGGATACGCCCGAAATGATAATGGCACGTGCCGTGCTGGTAGCCAATGACACTATAGCCCGCCAGAAGCAACAGTTGGAGCAGGCACACAAGCAGGTCGCAGCGCTCGCCCCGAAAGCCGAACTAATGGATAAAGTACTGGACACAGACCAGAAGATCGACGTCGGGCAGGCGGCAAAGATTTTGAACCTTCCCTTCGGCCGCAACACGCTCTTTCAACGGCTCCGTGAACGCGGCATATTCTTCTGCAATCGCAATGAGCCTAAGCAAGAGTATATTAACCGTGGTTATTTCGAGTTAAAGGAGAAGTTAATAGATCGCAACAACCACGAATCGTTCACGGTTATAAAAGTCCTCGTGACGCAGAAAGGGTTGGATTTCCTCGCAAGACAATTCGAAGTAGTCCAAACGCCAAAGAAGATGGCACCGATAAAGTAACCCCCGTATACCACTATTTCCACACCACGTTGGGGGCGCCTCGCAGAAATGCGGGGCGTTTTTATTCCCTTCCTTCCAACCTCACTACAAAGTGTAGTTAACTACATCCTAACGGTGTAGTGTAGGAGGGTAAAAAAGTCAGAGAAAAATTTGCATTTTGCTAATACGTGCATTATATTTGCAGCACGAATAAGATATAGACGTACGGGTCTATCCGTATAATGTGTAAATGAAAACAACTGTATAGAGCCCTAAATAGTTATTTTAGGGCTCAATTTTTTTAGCTACTAACTACACTAAATTTATGGCTGCAAATAAATTTTTCCAGCAAGAGCTTTTTAAATTCTCCATTTTCCCAAAATATCAAAGTTGCATTGATGATTTGGCTACAAATCTTGCCGACCCAGAGGAGTGGGACTTTTCAGATGACAAGAGAAAAAGTCACTCTATACTGAAAAATTATTTAGAACACATCTTCCGAAAATTGAGAGCAGAAAACAAAATCTGCTTTACAGCCAATAACGAGTATTGCTGCTTCAATACTGGGCTTGTCACTAAAAACCTGGAAGAAATATTTGCCTTCTTCTTCAAAAATAAAAATCAAGGTGAAGGAGTTCCGCCCTATGTTTTTAAATGTTTTTGCAAAAAAAGCGATGGTGCATTATTGCGAACATTTAAATCATCTTTGCCCAAGATAGCAGATTTTTTTCAAAAACCCGAAGACTTACTTTTTAATCCCAACTGCGAACTTATTCCCGATATAGATCATATCATCCAAGATAACCTAAGTCGTTTCCCAGCTGCTATGCAAGGGAGTGGTGATGCTGAAATTCGTCGCCGGTTGGAAGGGGCTATTGATGAAGCTCGTAAAAAAGTGAGAACGAACTATAAAACTGCGGTGCCCCAATTCTATGGCAATAGGATTCAACTATTGTTGCCACTATGTTTAACTCCCAACTCCCCCAATCCTGATTTAGCATTGGTTGTACATAAAATTGAAAATAACACATATACCGCACGCACATGTCTGACGCTTAAAATGGCTTATAATAATGCCCGATTAATTGTTAAGCCTCAGAGCACATGGTTAAAACCGTAAAATCATACGTAATTTAATACTGCCATTGTATTATGACTAAAGTAGGGAGAAATCCCTGCTTTTTTATTGATATTTTTACAGCTCCCCATTGTTATTAAAATGCACAGTCACACATTTGCACAGAGGCTTGAGGAATCGCCGAGCCCTTGATGCAAATGATTATTTACTCTCCGACAGGAACAGAAATATTGGACGCGCCAGTCACCAAAGAGGCTATCATCAAATATGTCCTCATGGGAGACTACTATATCGAGCTGCCCTTTAATCTCCTTGAACCAACGACATTTGCTCGTGGTTCCTACATCACATATAAAGGCCGCAAGTTCGAGATTATGTCCACGGTGCGCCCGGAGTTCGACAACAAGACCGGCGGCTATAAATACACTCTCAAATTCGAGGCTCAGCAAAACCACATGAAGCGTTTCGTATGCTTCTGGCTGGGTGGGGACAATCCCGAAGCCGTATTTCACAACACCACAGACCTCGAATCTTTCGCGGCGTTGATCGTCGCCAACATGAACAAGCAGCTCGGAGGCGAAAACTGGCAGGTAGGCACGATCACCGTTGACAATCCTAAAGCTACGAAGCTTGTATCGTTCAATGGCGATAAGTGCTGGGACATCCTCAATACGATTGCCGAAACCTTTGAGACGGAATGGTGGACAGAGGAAAACGGCGACCTCGTATCGTTATGCTTTGGCAAACTGGACTTCGGATCCCCCGAAGAGTTCAGACAGGGGAATGTAGTGAAAAACATTCCCGCAAAGAAAGGGGATGATTCGAGCTACGGCACCCGGTTCTACGTCTTTGGCTCTACTCGCAATCTTACAAGCGACTATGGGCAAGCTCCGCAAGGAGGTGAAACGAATCATGTATCTGAAATTCGGCTTCGCCTGCCGGACGGACAGCGGTATATCGACGCAATACCTGGTCTTTCGGGAAGCGACATTGTGGAGCAGGTCGTGTTCTTCGATGACATATACCCCAAGAATACGGAGACTGTCACCAGCATTGAGACCGTAGACCGGGAGATCATCGAAGGGCAAACGGATAAGGCGTATGTCATGTACTGCAAAGACACGCCGTTCCGGCCTTCGGACATGATTAAAGGCGAAACCCTAGGTGCTACCTTCACGAGCGGCAGTCTTATGGGGCGGGATTTTGAGCTAAGTATAAACTACAAACCAGAGACGTGGAAACCGGAGGATGGATTTGATAAGAAGTTCGAGATCATCGCGCAAGTAGAATCATCCGGTGAAAGCCAACTTATCATCCCCAACGAAAGCCTGCATCCCGAGCCTGGAGATACGTTTGTCATAACAGGCGTAAAACTACCTAAAGAAAGGATCGAGGAGGCTGAAAAGGAGCTCTTGAAGGCCGGGGAATCATATGCCGCGAAACACAGCAGCGACACGGACGTATACGACTGCGAAACTAATCCCGTATACTGCCAAGAAAACAAGAAGAATTACGATGCCGGGCAAGCGGTTCGCCTTGTGGATCCACGCTTCGGAGAAAGCGGCCGATTATCACGCATCCAGGGATACGAAAAAAAACTATATAACGAATATATCGCCACATATACGGTAGGCGACAATACGGCATATTCTCGTATCGGCAACATAGAATCGGAGGTGAAGGCAAACCTGTACGCACAGCGCATAGGCGTTACCGAATCGGGAGCCTCAATCTACCTTATCACCCGCTACGATTCCACTGCCGCCGCAGACTACAATGCCTATTCCGCCAAGCGTGCACTATGGGAATTCGCCAACAAACAGTTCCCGGACACATTCAAAGGTAAAATGACCTTTGACGACGGTGCCCAGTTCGGGGGGTTCGCATCCGGCATGACTGGCTTTGGCGGCATAATCGACAAGAAAGGGAACGCAGAGATGCAGAGCCTGAAACTTCGGGGATTCCTGGAGGTTCCGGAACTCCGCTACAACCGTGTCGAAATATCCATGGGCGATACGTGGTATGCTCCAAGTGCCGGGATCATCGAAAGCGTCGACACCACGACCCAAACCATCACCCTCAAGCTCGAAGAAGGCGAAATCGGAAGTCCTCGGGTCGGGGATATATGCATGGGCATCTTCCACAATTTGAACACTTCGGAGAATGCAACCGCGGATTATGACGACGGACGTGGCAACAGGCGCTTTGCCGGGTTCGCCACCTGCTATTTCCGCATCACCGAGGAGCTGGACACTACAACTTACAAGACCTTCAAGTATCAACTACGCCCGGTATCGGGAGCTTACCCCACCCAATATCATCCGGCGGCGTCGATGACCTTCGTGGGCTATGGCTCCTTCTCAAATGAGGATCGGCAGACCTCCCGCTACGAAACCCGGACATACCAGCGTTATTTAACGGGAGTTTCCGATTGGGAGTTCACTGCGTCCAATATCGCCGCGCAATATGGCGACCTGTCAAACCTGTCCGTATTCGGGATAAACATGACGGGATATTCGGCATACCTGAACAACATCTACATGTCGGGCGTCATTCATCAGTTCACGCCCGGCGGCGAAGAGGTGCCCACGATCATAGATCGCGGAGTGTGGAGCGCCACGGAAACATACAACCGCAACGACGACGTATATTGGAACAACGGACATTGGCGCTGTCTGGTCGACGGCACCAAGACCGAGCCCGGCAAGGATGCCGAGGAGTGGGTATACTTAGGCGGATACGGGGTGCTCGAAACGGTCAGCATATTCAAAAAATCGGAGAGCGAACCGGCGAAACCTACGGAGCTTAAAATACCGCCCGAAGGTTGGACTACGGAGACGCTCCCGATGTCGGATCAACGTCCTACATGGATGTGTACCGGCACCGTTGTCGACGGAGAGGTTAAATCATGGTCTGCTCCTCAGCGCGTATCGGGCGAACCGGGATCCGACGGGAAGGACGGCAAGGATTACGAGTGGATTTTCGCGCGTACATCGCAATACAAAGCCCCTGCACAGCCACCCACCGCGCAGCAGGACGATTACATTCCCTCGTCCTCCGAAACCTCGGACGGGCAGGTGTGGACGGACGATGCCGTCGGGCCCGATAGCGACACCCCTTACGAGTGGGCCAGCAAGCGCGTGAAGGTAAATGGCATGTGGGGCAAATTCACCGACCCTGCGCTTTGGGCAAAATTTTCGTTCGACGGAGCGCCGGGTGTCGACGGAACCGATGTAGAATGGATATTCAAACGCACAAGTTCCAACACGGCCCCGAATACGCCGTCTGGCAGCGACGAAGACGGATATGTACCGAGCGGTTGGACGAACAACCCCACGGGCCCGAATTCCGAGCGCCCCTACGAATGGACTTGCGTACGCTATAAGACAGGCGGACACTGGAGCGGATATTCAGCAGCGTCCTTATGGGCGAAGTGGTCATTCGACGGCGCGGATGGTGTGGATGGTGAAGGTGTAGAATACATATTCACGCGTACGGAAACCGAGGATCCGGGCACCGTTCCGGATGTTCCCGATGTTGCGGAATACGATAATCCCCCGGCTCCATGGACGGATGACCCTACGGGAGTAGACGCCACATATCGCTACGAATGGGTGTCGAAGCGCAACAAGGTGGAAGGTGTTTGGGGCGCATTTTCCTCGCCCTCGATTTGGGCGCGGTATTCTTACGACGGGCAACCGGGGAACTGGACATCCTATGTATTTAAAAATAGCGATACGGAGCCAGCAAAGCCTACTTCCTACGACCCCATTCCGTCCGGATGGAGTGACGCGCCCACTGGTGTCGGTATATGGTGGATGTCCAAGGCTACGATAGACGCATCGACCGGAAAGGCCGGGGCGTGGTCGACGCCTATCCGCGTAACGGGCGAGGATGGGGAGCCGGGGCCGCATACTGACTTCAAATACGCCAAGAATAACAGCACCACCACGGCGCCGGCGCTGGTCAAAACGGATCGCACCCCCGCAGGTTGGAGCGACACCCCGCCGTCGCTCTCTTCGGGTGAATATCTGTGGATGACCCAGGCAGAAATAGACGCCGACGACAATCTGTTGCACCCGACGGTAGGCTGGGCAACTCCGGTACGCATATCGGGAGAGCAGGGCCCTAAAGGTGATGACGGCGCCCCCGGCGAAGACGGTGCCCCCGGCAAGGATGGCTTGCAGGGCTGCATAACCCGCCTCACGGAATGGGCATCGGGAGTGGAATACCGCAATGACCTCGACCTCGTTTCCAATGGCCCCAGATACATAGACGTAGTTACGATCTATGCGAACAATAAGCAGCTGAAATTCCAGTGCGGCCAAACGCACACTTCGTCGAACTCCAACAAACCGACGGCGGGATCCGCATCGGCATATTGGCAACAACTCAACGACATGGTGCCGATATATACGCCCCTGTTGTTCGCAGAGAATGCCGTCATCAACTTCCTGCAAGGTATGGAGTTCGTGGTGCACAACTCCAAGACAGACATTTCCGTGAATACTATCATCGCAGGGCTCGTGGGTGGCGATATTCCCCTGTTCGTCGGGAGCAACACGCCGTCGAATGCGCCGTTCAGGGTTGCTAAGGACGGGGCATTCGTGGCCACCAAAGCCGATATTACAGGGACTATCAACGCATCGAGCGGAACAATAGGCGGATTTAAAATTGACGAATCATCATTAACAGCCACAGACAGCTTCGGTGAGATGCTTCTATCTTCCAATCTGATTAGGTTTACCAACGATAATACCAAGCTTTATCTTGGAGGCAACACCTGGCCGGGATCAACGGGTGGTGCCCTATATGGGCCTATAAGAGCAGAAGTAAGCCGCAGCGCAGCCGGCGGCACGGCAGGCAATGTCGGAGTGTATATAAATGTCACCGGAGCAGCATTATCGGATGGAACCACTACCGCTGCACGTCAGTCCGGAAACCATGCCTTATATATCCCCGAGGGGTTCATAACGGGTTTCAGGCTGAGGAATGTGCGAACCTCTTCTAATAGAACCCTGACCGACATGGACAGCGTGGTATTCAGTACGGCTACGGGCGAGATTACGCTGACTTTACCGTCTTCACCAAAACAAGGGCAGATTTATTTCATCCGAAAGGTCGGCAGCGGCAATGTCAAGTTGAAGCGCGGGAATACCCAGCACAGGATATGCACCAATTCCAACTCTCAAAACAACACTGAAATTACCTTGGATTGGGGTAAGTTGTGGATCATATTGTGGGATCATATGAACAGTATGTGGACGGCCAACTGGTGCCAATATTAACACAAAAACAGGATATATGAAAGCATTGAATTTAAAAGAATTTAAACTGTTCACCGATATTTCCCGCGCCGGGCATATTGTCGTCGACGCCCGGAAAGAGTTTGCCAACGCCATATACATGGGCATGAACGGCATCGTAGCGCATGACCTGGCATTCCGCATCCTCCACAGCGAAGGCGGCATCGAAGTTTCCGAGGAGGAGGAATCGATTATCGTCGATACCGCAAAGATGTGCAAGGCGGTATTCTATGACAGTATCATGTCCGCTCTCAAAAAAGAATAAACGCTCGAAAGGAATATGAAACGCATCCGGATAGGCAAGGACATAGAGATACATTGGCCGATACTTACCAATGGAGAGGAGGTAGCACTCGAAGGGCGCGACCTGAAACTCTTCGTCCATTTGCCTTCGCATATGGACATTCCCGTTGATTTCACCACCGAAGGCAACACCGCCATTTTCACCATTAGCGGCACAATGCAGAAGTCCATCGGGGTGTACCGTCTCACCATGTGGGAGAATTTGCAGAAGAGAGGGCAAACGGCGGTCGACTACTGCAAGGCCTTCGAATTGGTTCCTACGACACTCTTGGAAGGTGGCGAAGACGAAAGCAACCTTACAACGGAAACTGTCGACCTCGAGGCGTCAAGCCTTGTTGTCGGATTGCCCGGCGAGAGTGCCTATGAGGCATTCAAGAAATACAACCCGAATTCCGAACTTACGGAGGAAGAATATGCCGAAGCCCCTATTAACGCTGCAAACGCCGCGAACGAGGCGGCAAAAGCGGCAAATGACGCCGCAGGTAAAATTGGGGATATTGACAAACTCCTTGCCGAAAAGGTCGACAAGGAAGAAGGGAAAGGGCTTTCGACGAACGACTACACCGACCAGGAGAAGGAGAAGCTGGCCGGGCTCTCCAACTACGACGACACGGAGATAAGGAAGGAGTTGTCCGACAAGGCATCCAAGAAGGAGCTGACGGAGGCTGCAGCGGGCACGCTGACTGAGGCAAAGTCGTATACGGACACAAAGACGGCAGAACTATGGAATAATGTCGGTGATACGTTTGACGCTATGTCCGAGGAGCTCAATAGCAACATATCCGGCGGGAATGCGCAGACACTGACCGAAGCCAAAAACTATACAGACAAGGCGATCTCTGAAATTCCCACCCCGGACGTCAGCGGGCAGATCGAGCGGCACAACACCTCCCCCACGGCGCATCCCGACATTCGGGAACTGCTCAACACCTGCGTAGGACTGCCGGAGTTCAACGACAAAACCTACGAGCTGACCTTCACGACAAAGGGCGGTGCGAAGTTCATCATCGACCTGCCTATCGAGATGATGGGGCTGCATTACAACGAGGATACCCAATCTATCGAGTTCGTAAATGCCGACGGCTCCATATCCTCCATCCCGGTTTCTGACTTCGTGAAAGTGTATGTCGGCTCTATCGGTTCCGAGATACAGGTTACGGTCGAAGGCTCCGAAATCCGCGCCTCCCTGCTCAACAACACCGTATCCTGGGACAAATTGACACTTGCATTGCAGGAGATGATCCAGGGCAAGGCCGACCGCACGGAGCTTCCCACGAAACTGTCCGAACTGGAAAATGATTCCGGATATGTGACTTCGGAAGAATTGAATACTGAATTAGGCTACAAAGACCACGTAGCCTACATCCTCAAGGACTTTACGAAGAGCTATTATAACAATACGGGCTCGGACATCACGGATCGGAGCATGGTCGTTACGCCTATGCAGTCAGGCGTGACGTCGAACTTCTCCCTGACCAGCCGCATCCCGGTCGCAGCTTCGGACTTTATTTTCGTGCGCATGAAGCTGCGCGTGGACAAAGAGTGCTCTTTGCGGATCATTACCTATTCGGACAATCTCGACCAGCGGGGCCGCTGGTTCGTCCTCAAGGCAGACCGCACCTACGAAATCTACTACCGCGGCAAGGCGGCGTCGGTAGCGGGAGGGCTGAATGTGGGCACCAGCATATCCGCAGCCACCAATATCGGCCAGAAGGTCACCATCGAGGATTTGATCGTCACGCTCAATAACTATGACGCATGGTGCGATGCCGAGAGCCGGGCCACGCTGAAAAACTTCGACACGGACTCCTTCACCGTGGACGAGGGCGGGACGGGGCATTTCTTCTCGGTCGCGCAGGCGTGCGACTTCGCAAGGGACGCCTTCGATGTCGTGAACAACGCGGTTACGGTGTTTATCCGCAACGGCCTTTACGATCACGAGGCCCCGAAGAATGTGGCGATGGGTTACCCGTATGCGATCATCAACAAGGGGGCGAACCGCATATCGCTTATCGGCGAGAGCCGCGACGGCGTCATCGTCTCGTATGAGAACAACTCCGTGAACCGCGCCAAGATCATCGAGGCGGGCGGCGAATGCACCATCGCCAACATGACCGTCAACTGCCTGAACGACGAGAGTTATACGGACGCCAGCGCCGGCGGTCACCAAGCCTGCTACTGCATACATATCGATTCGGTCTTTGCCGCATCTGAGCGATATTTCACGACGATTCGGAACTGCAAACTCTTCAGTACGTGCCATTCACCCGTCGGCGCGGGCCTTACCGACAACCAGACCATTCGGTTAGACGGCTGCGAGTGCGTCAGCGACACGCACGTAGGCACTTCGACGGGCGCGGCCACCATCCACGCAAGCACCGATGCTGCGGCGAAAAATATGGCCGTCGAGATCATCGGCTGCCGCCTGCTGTCGCTCGACGGAACCAAAGCGCTCTACATGCCCGACGTGAAGGGCGGCGCTCCCTTCACGCAGGTCGACGTCACGCTGCTGGGCAACACCTACTATACCACGGGGCCGGAGATCACCGATGCCGACTTCTTGTCCAGGCACAAGCTCACGCCGTGGTCGGATGCTTCGTTCAGCGAAATTTCGGTTATCGCGCACTCGGACTGCACGCTCGAAGCGCGCGTGACGCACCTCGAAAGGCTGCTCATGGAAATGCTCTCGGGCAAAGTGCTGATCCCGGAGTTGCAGGTGAAAAAACTGGGCGTGTGGGGCGACAACAACCTCGTCGTCACGGGCGAGGGTGCGCCGACGAAAGCCCCCGACCGCGCAGGGCAGTTCTATGTCGATACGAAGAACAACGCGGTCTACCACTCCGTGGGTAACGGCGCGGTGTCGGACTGGAAGAACGCTTAAACTACATACAACATGTCACAAGTCAACAAATACGCCAACAAGGCGGGTTACACGGCCGACAAGAATCGCAAGGACACACAGTCGGCGGTATCCTACATCGAGGACGACGGAGCGCTCATCTACGACGGCGTGAACGTCGTAGTGGACAAGCCGGCCGCCGGGGTGGGCGACCTCGCGGTCTTCGACAAGACCACGGGGACTATCCGCTTCGTCAAGGGTGCGACGCTTGTTGCAGAGCAGCTGTCGCCGCAGCTTGTCCCCGTGGCCGTGGTCTATGCCCGGCAGGGCGAGCGGGTGCTGATCGTGTCGCTTCGCAATGCGGCAAGCAGCGTTTGCTGGGCGTACTCTTACGAGGTCGCCCTATCTGGCTTCGAACTGTCTGCGGGGGGAACCTTCACGCTTCGTATCTATAATACCGACCACGCATTCACTTATGCCCCGGGTGCGACGCTCGCGGATATCGCCGCGCAGATCAATGCGGACGAGAAGATCAAAAACACTTATGGCTGGACAGCCTCTGTCGATGAAGCAGGGGCACGAATTGTCATGTCGATAAACACATGGTCGCCCAATTATGTGCTTATCAACGTTACGAATGGCTGCCAAATCACCTATCCTCGGGAGAACGTGAGCTATCAGACAACACTCACGGGGATACTTATCAAAGGAACCAGAGAAGAAATTCGCCGCAAGAATGGTGTGAATTCAAATATGGCAGGTGGTGTCCTCGACCAGTTCGCGGAATATTATTCGGAGGGAGGCCAGGCAGCCACAGGACAAAAGCCGGGAAGCGGCATAGTCATTCGGGAGAGCGTTTTCACCGAGGCCGACAACCCCGATCTGGTTGCCGTGTATCCCACCTACAAGGACTACCTGTTCGCCGAGCACATGGCACAATATCCTACGGAGTTCGGGACGATGTTGCAGGATGGCAAGACCAACACGAACCTGATCGGGCGGCTTACCTTCGAGGATATTTACGGCAAAACACAGTACCGCTACCCGGCTGCCGCCGCAGCCCTCGACTTCGGCATCACCGTGGACGGAATGACGACGGGGCTGGAGGCGGGGGCATGGTGGCTGCCGTCGTCGGAAGAGGTCTACCTGCTGATGCACGACAGGGTGTGTTTCGCCGCTGACGTGGAAAAAGACCCTGTAAACCGTACGCTCTTACGCTTGAAAGCTACCACGTGCTATGGTTATTATTATTATGTCCATACTTCATGCGAGATGCAGGAGAGTTACATCTACATTTATAACGGAAGGGCCGGCTATCTGGGCTATACAGGCAAGTGTTATAAATTCTCGTCCCGCCCGGTCTGCGCCTTATAATTATCTGAACCATGGAAACACAACGACAGATCGACACCCTCGAATCACGGCAGCTCGAATTACGGGCAGTCATGGCCAAGTCCGACGATAGGGCGGCCAAATGCAGTAAGTCCGGCCTTGACTTCCGGGCTACCTATCCTCTGGATTATGAGGAGTACGAAGCGGCCAACGCGGAGTACAACGCGAATGAAAAGACCCTTGCGGAGCTGAGGGCCCGGCGTGCCGAAGAGCTGGCCGCCGAAGAAACGGTTATGGACTTTCAAAATATTGAGCAATGAAGATGTATATGACCAACAAGCCCAACGGCGAGCCGTTCTATCCCGTAACCGTAGCCGAGGCCGTGCTTGTTTCCGAAGGAGAAACATTAGCCGCGGTGCTGAAACGGCTCGAACAGAGGATCGCAGAATTGGAGAAGTCGGAAGCGGCGCCCCAGGCGCAGACAAACGTGTTGCCCGAACAATAGAATACACCCTATGGAAGCATTGTGGAGATTTATAGAAAGGCTCTGCGAAAAAGTATGGCAGGTGTTGATCGGTGCCCTGGTGTACATGTTCAACGCCATAGCCCCCATACACGACATACTGACGGCCTGCATGATTATATTCGCCGCGAACTTTTTCACGGGCCTGTTCGCCGGCGTGCTCGTACAGCACGAAGGATTCATATTCCGCAAGGCTTTCAAGTGCATATCCGAGGCTGCGGTAATATCGGGACTGATGGCTATGATACTGCTCGTCGGGGACAACATCGACAACCACGACGGGGCGATGTCGGCGATCTCGCTCGCAGTATATGCCCTGATATATTTCTACGGGGTCAACATCCTCAAGAACCTGAACCGCATATTCCCGAAGAACCGATACATCGACTTCCTGTACTATGTGCTCTCGTTCGAGATGATTAAGAAGATTCCCTATTTGGAAAACTACAAACAAAAACAAAAGGACAAATGAAAAAGAAATGGATCGTATGGAGCATCGTTGCGGCCGTGGCCGTAGTGCTCGGAATCGTATTCCCGCGTTACATCCTCGTGGGGGTTGTTTGTGCTATGGCCGGATGGGTCGGGCATATCCTGTACACTAAACACATCGCGCAATGACACGAGGGCTCAGAAACAACAACCCGCTCAACATCGAGAAGACACGGGGCGGCAATCCCTGGCAGGGCGAGGTCGTGCCGTCGAAAGACAAGCGTTTCGCGCAGTTTACGACGGTGGCATACGGCTATCGAGCTGCCTTCAAGCTGTTGAACAACTACCAGCGTAACTACGGGCTGGACACGATCCGCAAGATGATCGGCCGCTGGGCCCCGTCGGAGGAGAACCACACGGACGCCTATGTCCGCACCGTGGCGGAAAGATCGGGGGTGCCCGCCGACAGCCGGATCACCACGACCAACCGCGACGTGATGGTTCCCATCGTTGCGGCCATGTCGTTCGTAGAGAACGGCGTCGAGGCCAAGATGCTCGACGTGCAGGCCGGGTGGGAGTTGTTTGTAAAAGCATGAAACGCCTGATTCTCTACCTGCTCGCCACCCTTTCGGCCGGGGCCCTGCTCTTCGGCTGGGGATACCGCAGGGGCGCCGCGTCGGTGGTTGTCGAAGAAACGACGCGTATCGACACGGTGTTCTACCCGAGACCGGAACCGCTGCCCGGCACGTACCGCTTCGCCGACATCTCGGTGCCGGTGCTGCTCTTCGCGCCGCCCGACACGGTAACGGAGACCGTCGTTGTGAAAGTCGGGGCAGACAGCGTGCAGATGAAGGTGGCAATGGAAACACGCCCCTACTCGGACAGCACCTACCGGGCACAGGTCAGCGGGCCCCGGATCGGCAACCTGCGGCCGACGCTCGACTGGATAGAAACATACAACTGCACTACCACCCGACAGCAGGTAGTCACCCGGCGGAGCCGCTTCGCCCTGACTGCCGGGATCGGGGCGGCGTACACGCCGCAAGGGTTCCAGCCTACGGTCGGCGTAGGAGTAGGTGTTATTTTATGGCAATTCTGACAGGTATGAAGATAATTTATAACGACATCATCCCCTTCAAGGGATACAAGGCTATCAATCTGTTCGGGATCGTATTTGCCCGCAAGTCCGCCCGCCCGTTGTCGGATAAAAATAAAAACCACGAAGCGATACACACCGCACAGATGAGAGAACTGTTATATGTGCCCTTCTACATCGTCTACCTATTGGATTGGGTATTTCACGGCTTCAAGTACCGAAGGATAACTTTCGAACAGGAAGCATATGCCCATGAAGATAACCCTGAATACCTTGAAATACGAAAACACTACGCGCAATGGAAGAGATGATTTACATATACTGGGATGACTTCCCATCGGTTGTAACCGAATAACGGGCCTTGGGGTACGGGCATAAAAAAGTCCCCAACGCTTTCCCGCATATACCACTATACGATTGTGCCAACGCACCACATTGAGGACTTATTCCTTGAATCGGTGTGTTGGCTTTTTGTATAGTGGTATAACAAATTTATAATAAAAAATCGGGAAAGTATATGCGTAAATCAGAGCTTTTTGCACAAATACTCGAATGTGTTGCATTTGAAACTGAAATAGCTAAGGAACAAATCCTTTCGAAGGATAAATTTCAAGATGTGGTCGATGCGCGCTACATGCTCGTACACTTCTGCCATAAGAACGGCATGTACACCACCGACATCGCCCGGATGATGCGGTTCTCCCGACGCGCCATAGAGAAGATGGTCGCCGGGTTCGATGAACGCAAGCGATACAGCCACCCTATATTCGAAATACAGTGCGAACTTATTGCGAAGAAGTTGCCTCCCATCTGCGCCCCAATGAATTGATATGCCTGCCGCCCGCAGCCACCTTTGCAATGTTGCAACAGGTGAACGCCCGGCCTTGACAGGGGCGGCAATCATTCAATAATCATTAAAAATGGGTTCGGATAAAACTTATATTTTCGATGGAGGCGGCTCGGGTGGCGGCCTTGACATCGCGGCTCTCGTCTCGTCAATGATGGGCAACAAGGGCATGGATCCCAACCTCGTAGCGGCACTCATGAACGGTAACAACAACCGTGGTGCATGGGGCGGCGACGGGTGCTGGTGGATCTGGATCATCCTGCTCTTCTTCTGCTGGGGCGGTAACGGCTTCGGATTCGGAGGCAACGGCGCGAACGGTCTGCCTGCGCAGCTCAACGGTGACGCCGGACGCGAACTTCTCATGAACGCAATTCAAGGCAACGGCACGGCGATCACTCAGCTGGCATCGTCGCTCAACTGCTCGACGCAACAGATTCAGTCTACGCTGTGCAACATCCAGAGCATGCTGGGGATGTCGAGCCAGCAAATCATCAATGCCGTGCAGTCGATGGGTTGTCAGATCGGCAATCAAATCGCCGCGTGTTGCTGTGATATGAAGCAGGCCATTAATGGCGTCAATGTGGGCATGGAGCGCGGATTCAGTAGCGTTGCCTATGAAACACAACGTCAGACCTGTGATTTACAAAACACAATTCGCGAAACTTCTCAAAGCGGGACTACAGCGATAATTTCCAAACTGGATCAAATGCAGGCAGCTGCATTGCAGGATAAAATTGATGCCCTGCGCGAGAAGAACAGCACTCTGACTACGCAGCTCAACCTCGAACACCAAAACGCCTACATGGCCGGTGTTGTAGGACAGGCTGTAGCCCCCGTGAACGCCGCTGTAGCGGCTTTGCAGAATGACGTGAATAACATCAAGTGCAAGCTGCCCGAAACGGCTACTGTGCCCTATTCGCCTATTGTCGGTGTGCCTACGTGTATTGCCGCACAATATGGTCTCGGATATGGTGCAGGGTTTGGCTTTGGGGGGAACGGCGGATTTTGGGGATAATGCTATTATTCGCCGATAGGTGAAATGTTCTTTGACTTACTGATAAGAGGCTTCCCAATCCGAAAGCCAGCGCCAATGAAATCCTTTCAATGTGCGAGTTGGCTTTCGAATACATTCATATATTCCTCCGATGTGAAATCCGTGTAACTGATGGGCTTCGGATGCTGTTTTATATTTTGCAACCAATATTCCATTTTTAATTTGAACAATTGGCTTTCTGTTTCTCTTGTTGGGTATTCTTCGTGCTTTTGCTGCACACTCTCTTGTGACAGGGTTAAGCATGTTCATTGAACGAGTGCACCAACGAAGATTATGTGCCACATTGTTCGTGCGGTTCCCATCTATATGGTCTACATATGCATAGTTATTAGGATTGGGGATGAACGCTTTAGCAACAAGCCTATGGACTAATTCAGTCTTATCGACTCCGTGTAGGGATGTAAGTCTAACTCTCAAATATCCTCCCCTATTTGGGCGAGGAGTTAATATGCGAGGTTTAGTCATCCAACTATTGTTATTACCTCCGCTCACGCGATGGGATAGCGATGAAACTCTACCGTAATCAGATACCGCGAAATAGCCGAGCGTACCATCAATAATACGCCATTCTTCTCCTTCGAGAGCAATTCTCTCTATAAATTCCCGATTTGTCATTGCCAAACAATTTAGTGGTGCCAAACGAGAAAAAGAGGGAAGGACGTTTGGCAAGCCCTTATCAGTTGGTCATGACTCCAACCTATCCCGATGTAAAATTAGTTATAATAACTTAAATTACAAAAATATGGCAGTATTCCCATTTCAGTATGTTAACCGCAGGGGCATACCGGTACTAAAAACTACGGGCGTGACAGTGGAGACCACGGGTGTTGTGTTTTCCTTTCCCAACCACGCATTTGCAAATTCGTGGTACCGAGGACTCGTGCTGGTTGAGTTGGTACAGGAAGTCCCTGCCGGCACAACGGGAACGCTTCCCGTGCTGTTTGAAACCAACGGGCAAAATAAGAATCTGACGACGTACAACGGAGCAAATGTCACAGTATCGGATATTCCGGGTTCAGGGGTATACCAGATATGGTATGACAAGCAGACCGATACTTTGCAATTGATGACCGGTGCCGTCTGAATTAAAAAAACAATTAACAGAAAGAACGGGAGAAGGTAACTCCTTCTCCCTGACTTTCACAAATCATTAACCAAGATGTTTCAGAACTTGAAAAAAGGCTCCTTAGTCTACGTCTTCGACAATCGCGAGCAGCCAAAGTTTTATACAGCGAATGTAAAAGATGTGTCGGCCCCGTACATTCCGCCCCAGAAACCGGGGCAGTTCTCGCCGATGCAGCAGTTCATCAATATCTCGATAGAGGGCAACGAGCCGTGGGGCGTCCCCATGCTGGCGGACATCGTTTCGAAAGACGGCCTTACCGTAGCGACGACACGTGAAGTGTTGAAACCGACCATCATGGAGGCACAGCAGGCAAGCCGTGACATCGTGGAATCATTCGACAGGCACAAAGCCAACCTGAAGGTCTACGATGAGATCCTGATGCAGCTCGATCCCGAAGCTGCGCGTTCAAAGGAGCTCGAAGCCGAAAACCGGGAGTTGCGGAAGATGCTCGCTGACATGAACGAACGGCTGAGCCAGATACCGACGGCGGAAGAACTGAGGAGCCTTGTCAAGTCTGAACCACCTGCAAAAACAAAGTAACTATGGGTTGGAGAATCATAGGTGAAGGCCGTGGCGGCTTCGGCGGCCACGAAGAGGAGATGGAGCGAGAGCTCCGACGCGCCTACGAAGAAGGCTTTGAAGAAGGCCGGCGTGAAGGCCGTGGCGGATACGGTGAGCGTGGCGGCTACGGACAAGGTGGCGGCTACGGCGAACGTGGCGAGTATGACCGCGGCGGGTATGAGTATGACGACGCCTACGGCGAACGCCGTGGCGTAAGGGGTACAGGCCCCTATTCGCGGTATCGCAGGCGGTAAACCGGAGGGAGGGGGCCGCAGTGCCCTCTCCTATTTTAAATCGAAAAATATGGACAGGTTAGATACACATGAAAACTTCCCGGCAGGGTTCCGGGAATATCTCGAAAATTACGGTTGGCACTTTTCAAAGAAGATGTGCGAATTCGCCGTTTCCCGCATGAAGGACAGGAACGGCAAGAAGATCGAGCCCTATTCTAAGGATAAGGTGGATGCGCTGCTCAAGCAGTACGGCATCGAACTCAAAAAGGACAAGGGCTATGATTGCGTGTACGTCTGCAACATGGCATTGGCGGACTATTTCGGGTCGTCGATACCCAATCCACAATACCTGGCGATGTTCATACGTGACTATATCGACGATGAAGACGGATACGACGGCTTGCCATTTACACGTTACTATGCCGATACCATCGGCTCGGGAACACCCATCCTGTGGGAAGAGATGATGTAGCCATGGAAGAATATCCCCAGATCAGCGAATTCACAAACGACAACGACGAAATCGATGAAAAATATCGCAACGCTCGTCCGTAACCTGCCTGCCGACAAGTACCAGGAACTAGCCGGGGCGGTGAACGACGTATTCGAGAACAAGCGCTTCAACCGGGCACAACGCAGAAGGCTGGCGCGAAACTGGCGCAAGTACGGAAAAAGGGAGGAAAAATGAAGATTCGGGACTTGAGTATTCACAAGTATGGTTGGACGTTGCGCATATATTATGCCGTGACGTGCTACTATACGGGCGAAATACTCAAGTCCCTTACCGACATCGGATGCCCCGATACGGTTCTTCATCGCGTACAGGGGAATATGGAAAAGTGTGAAATGGATACGGGATTCACCTACTCCAACAAGGAGCATCGGCAAAGTGTCATCGTAATAGGGATGCACTCCTCGCCGTGGGAATTTCTCAACAGCTTTGAGCACGAACTGCGGCACCTCGTAGACGATATAGCCCTTACTCTCGGCCTGCCGATGGCCGGGGAAGAGGTAGCATACCTTACTGGCGAAATAAACCAGGCGCTATGGGAAGATGTGCACCAATTCACCTGTTGTAAATGTAATGGACATGGAAAAAGATGACACCCAATACTGGATGGCGATGCTCGAAGTGAGCGAATGCTGCGCACCCATATTCGCTGCCGTCGTATGCGAGTTGATGAATACGATGTAGTTATATTTCCGGGATTAAATCAACGGCTTCACGCTTCTTTTCGTCAATGATTTTTGCGTATATCTGAGTTGTTTGGATATTAGTATGACCGAGCAACTTAGATACAGTGTATATATCTGTCTTATAAGTTATTAGCAATGTTGCAAAAGTGTGACGCGACACATGATAAGTCACATGTTTTTTTATGCCCGCTTTTTTAGCCCATTTATCTAAATATTTCTCAATCACCCATACCATTGGGAGAGAAAATATAATCCCGGTCTCACATTCTGTTTGAGGCAACTGATTTAAGGCATTTGCAGAAAGGGGCACCCAAATTGGCGTGCCTGTTTTTTGCTGTATTACGCGCACTTGCCTTTTATCGTCATCTATCCATTCAATATCTTCCCATCTTAATTTCTGAATGTCCGACAAGCGCAACCCACAAAAGCAACTGAATAAGAATGCCCTTTTAACCATATCATATTCGCAGGGCGTGTTAATCAACTTTTTGATTTCCTCCATCACAAGAAACGTGCGCGGTTTATTTTCGGCTTCTGGACGGTCTTCTGCCGATATGGAATCAGCAGGATTTTTTTCGATAACCCCCTCTTTGACAGCCCTATTCAAAGCTGTAGATAATACTTGAAAATACAGCGCCCTGGTTGCGCCAGTTAATAACTTTCCTCCACGCCCTCGGACTTTGTTAAGGTATTCAATATACCCCTGCAAATATTGCTTGTCAACCTGTTTGAATGTAATTTTGTTCCCAGAGTATGCCACCAGATGATTTATTGAATTCTTGATGCTCTGAGCATACATCCTCCCTCCCTTTTCCAGGTATCGTGCCGATTCGGATTGCAGATAATCAATAAAACGTAACTTAACCTGCGCCTTTGAATTAGAAAAACCATGAGAGCGATTCTGCATTTCAACGATTTTTTCAGATTTTATAGCATTCGCCAAGCTAAGCGTCTCTTTATTTTTTATCCTATCAGCATTCGAGTGTTCTGGGATAAGATATAAATGTAAAAAATCATAAACACGATGCCCAGACTGGTAAATGTCAAGATATAAAGAAATATTCCCATTCTTTAATAGTTTGCGTCTTAATTTGACTGGCTCTTTAATCTTTGCAGTAGTCATGGGTAATGAGTTTACCGCGAAGATAGTAATAATTTGAATTTAGAGTAACAAACGAGTAACAAATTGACGACAAGTAACAACAATATGACGATAGAGAATACACTAAAAATCACATTGTCAAAAATAAGCAAAGCCCCATAAAACAGGGGCTTTACTTGTCATTTGTTAATTAGTATTTGTCGTGAGTTTGCTGCATTGATTTACGAGCCGAAGTTGTCGTAGAGGATATTCTCCGACGGCACTCCGAGGTCGTCCAGCATCTTGACCACCGACGCGATCATCATCGGGGGGCCGCACATGAGGTAGATGCAGTCCTCGGGCGCCTGGTGGTTCTTGAGGTAATTCTCATAGAGCACGTTATGCACGAAGCCCGGGGTGTATTTCACGCCCGCGGCATCCGCCTCGGGATCGGGACGGTCGAGCGCCAGGTTGAACTTGAAATTGGGGAACTCCTTTTCGATGGCATGGAACTCGTCCACATAGGGAGCCTCCTTCAGCGCACGGGCACCGTACCAGAACGACACGGGGCGCTTGGTCTTTTCGGTCTTGAACAGATGCATCAGGTGGCTGCGCATCGGGGCCATACCGGCACCGCCGCCGATGAAGATCAGCTCCTGCGTGTCGGGCAGGTTGTCCGGCAGGAAGAACTCGCCGTAGGGGCCCGAGATCGTCACCTTGTCGCCCGGCTTGCGGGAGAAGATGTACGACGAGCAGATACCCGGGTTCACCTTCATGAACCCGCCCGTAGCCTTGTCGAACGGCGGCGTGGCGATACGGATGTTGAGCATGATGATATTGCCCTCGGCCGGGTGGTTGGCCATCGAGTAGGCACGGAACGTAGCTTCGGGGTTGGTCGTAACCAGATCCCACATCTTGAACTTGTCCCAGTCGGCACGGTAGGCCTCGTCGATGTCCATGTCCGAGAACTTGATGGCGTCGTATTTCGGGATGTCGATCTGGATGTAGCCGCCGCTGCGGAACTTGAGGTTCTCGCCTTCGGGCAGCTT